CCTCTCTTTTTTTTAAAGCCTACGAGATGGGCGTAGAGAAGTGGCAGGGTCGTTCTGTCGATTGTATCTGGCTGGACGAAGAACCAAGCAGGGAGCTGTATAGTCAGGCCGTAACTCGAACGCTTGATCGGAAGGGGATGGTCTATATGACCTTCACGCCCGAACAGGGTATGACAGAGACTGTCGCGTCTTTCTTGAACAACCTAAAGGACGGACAGAGTTTAAACAACGCAACATGGGATGACGCTAGTGAAAAAGTAAGAAGCCTAAGTGGAGAGCAGGGACACCTCAACGAGGCTGTCATGGAGCAGATTCTAAGCTCCTACAGCCCACACGAGAGGGAGATGCGGAGATACGGCAGACCAGCTATTGGTTCAGGTCTTGTATTTCCCATACCAGAGGAGCAACTGATTGTACCCTCATTCCCCATACCCGACCATTGGCCCAGAATAGCCGGGATTGACTTTGGCTATGACCACCCGACAGCCGTCGTTTGGTGCGCGTACGACCCAGAAGAGGAGCTTACCTACATATACGACTGCTATCGTATGTCAAAAGCCCCTCCTTCGACCCATGCAGCGGCAATAAGGTCCAGACCGGGATTCATCCCTATAGCATGGCCACACGATGGTAACCGCAAGGATTCAATGGGTAATCCTGGATTAGCGGAGCAATACAGGGCTTTAGGGTGTAATTTCCTACCCTTTCTCTTTGAGAACCCTCCTGCCGTTGGTGAGACTAAAGGGGGTAACTCTGTAGAGGTTGGGATTATGGAGATATACCAGAGGATGTCTAATAACAAGTTTTTCGTATTCTCTGAGCTAACAGATTGGTTTGAGGAGTTCAGAATGTACCACAGGAAGGATGCGAAAATAGTAAGTCTCAGGGATGATCTCATGTCAGCTACAAGATACGCAGTAATGTCGTTACGATTCGGTATGGCAGGGGAAGACCCGCAGTGGACAAAAGACCTCGAATATGGTAACTACGGGATAGTATAGTGGCGGACAATAAGAAGTCTCGTTGGTTTGATGATCTTTGGTTTGATGAAGAGTTCAGAGATTACATTCTAGATTACTCTGGACGAGTTAAAGATGAGTTTACTAAGGGAATTCTTGGTGGTGCCAAACACATGGCAAGCCCACTGGGTATCAGAGATCCAAGAATAGCTCTTGGCGGGCTACAGGCTCTCTACTCCCCGATTACTCCTTGGGCAAAGGATATCTCAAAGAGTGTAGGTGATTTTATTGCACCCGGAGTGAACAGGCTTCTTGGTTCACGGTACAGCCGCACAGCCGAAGTACTCGGCAGGGACGATACTGGTGGCCCTCAAATCACTGGAGAGCAGATAGCACCTTTCCTGACTCTTGCGGCTACTCGAAAGTGGGGTGGTCCCAAGTCAAGCCAATTCAACAAGGATGCCTTTAGAACAAACTTATACTCGGACAAGTTTGGTGCCCTTACTACATTACGCCCACAGAAGGCACTAACACACCAAGAGAAGTGGCCTGTTTCCTCGTTTGTTGGATTCCCTCAGTTCCAGTCTGCTTTTGAGGATGATCCGAATCTAGTAAAGGGTGCTTATTACTCCAGAGCTGTTGAGGCTGTTCGGAAAATGGACTTGGAGCAAGATTATCCTTTGTTTGAGGATGGTGAGCCGACAGATATTGTCGATATGATTGATTCCTTTGTCAAAGGTGGTGTTGGCAAGATTAAGCCCGGACAACTTGGGAAACACGGTAGGGAGGCGTTGTGGGACGAGCTTTACTACCTTGGCGTTGACAAATGGGCAGAGGGGTTACGGAGGAAGGGTGTTACAACGTTTCGCCCACAGCAGCTTTTAGATTTTCTTAGGGAAACGCCCGATATACCTTTCGGAGTGATGTCTTCGAAGACAGACCCGACCCGTATGTTTGATATATCCCCAGAGATACGCTGGGATGTAGAGGCTGGTACGGCGGGCGCGATGACTGGCTTGACTCCCGGCGACTCAGACCCAAATTTTCTTTACCAGGGTTGGATATCTGGATCAACTTACTCTCGAGGTGTACAAGAGCTGTCGGCAGGAACAGAGGGTGCGTTGCTTAGTATGGAGGCACCACAAACAGCCCGTCAGATGTATGATATGATCATGGAGACGAATCAGCCGGATATCTGGAGCACTAATTGGGAGGATGCGCTTGACAATGATGTACAAGTTTCTGCCGTCCATCCTGTGTGGGCAGGCCGTATAGCCCCAGAACAGACGTTTATTGACACAATCGATGGCGCTGATGGAGAAGTTAATTCCATGTTAACTCACAGTTCTGAAGAAAAGTACGATGAGGATACACTTCTCCTTGAGCTTGATCTTCCAAAGGGAGAGTTAATTCCCGGAAGCGGAGATGATTATCGGCAACGACAACAAGATACTTTACTGCGTAATGCGCCCGATACTTTCTTCATGGAAGTTGGTTTGGATGATTTGGATAACGCTATTAATATCAGTGGGACGGATATAAAAAGCAATATCACAAAGGACTGGAGATACCCATTTTATAAGGTTCCAATTAGAGAATTCACTGACAGGACATTTACGCGTTCTGGGGTACAGGTTCAAGGCCGCAGGGCTTTAGATGCCTCGAAAATGAGGCTTATTACCCCGTCCAGCACCAATTACCCAGAGCACACACCAACGATGAAGGACATTCTTCTCGTTGCTATAAATAAATACTTGGGTGATGTTGGGTCACCGTCTTATCCAAATCTGACAGATGAGGAGATGTATGAAGCGTCTCAGCTTGAATCTCTCAGGATTAAACTTGGGTATATGGATCTTTGGCCTAAAGAGCTTGAGGAGCAGTTTAAGGCTGGGCAGATACGGATATTCCCAGTAAATAGTGTTTGGGGTGTCGATGCTGTTATTTCCCCGGAATCGAGAGCCGAGGGTGTTGGAGGCCAAAAGCATCCCGGCATATCTGCAACAGACTACGATCTTTTCGAAGAAGACACGGGAAGGTATATACAACAGTTTCCAGAATGGGAGATGAGACGGCTCGTAGGTGACAACCGGGCTGACCCCAACGCTTGGAGAGTAATTCCTTGGGGTGTTGGAGACTACAAAGAGGCAATGGATGTGCTTCAAATGTACGAAAGCGATCTCGGTCTGTCGAGTACAGAATTCCTTGATATGATAAACAGGCGAGGGTTTTTCGCAAGCACCGAGAACAGGTTAGCCGAACAGGAAGGGAAATCCCAACTTGCAAGGATATTGGAAGATGTGAAAAAGGACTTGATGGCTGGGCGCACTCAGGAAGATCCAAACTCCCCACTTTCGATGCACTTTTTAGGAATACTCGAGACAATAGCGGCGGACGGTCTTAAGCGAAGATTATCTACCGCTTTTCCGTACGGTCAAAATACTGAGTATGTATACGGGCTGGCAGAAGATACGTTGTTTGATGAGTATACTGGAGATGTCCCGTGGGCTGAAGCCGCTCAAGATCTGTATGGCTCCCCTGATAGGTTTGCCGAATCAGTGCGTAATACTGGTAATTGGTCGTGGGGTTATTATGGCCCGGCAGGTCCGGGGGAGGATTATTCATCAATCGACTACGATAACCCTGTCGTTTCTCATACTGGTATAGGAAATTTAGGCTATGCGAGAAACATGGCTGAAGAGTACCTCAGAGATAGATTTGCACAAACAACCCCTCCTGTTAGGGGTGAATTTCCAGTCACGTGGCCTGCTTACGCAACACGAAGTGGTTCTTGGTCTGCACAACTTACAGATGGAACTGAGATAGAGAGAGAGCTTGTATTTACAGTAGGGCGCGAAGGGAGGCATGGTGGAGGCTTATCCGACACAGGAGAAGTGGACCCTGTAGCTGGTTTTGCTCAAGACTTCGGAGATATTCTACCTGTATCTGAGAAGGATATGCCTTGGTGGAGAAAGAGGGTTGAGGGTACAGAAGGGTTATTGCCTACCGTGTCTCACATGGGTCACTGGGGCGATGTCATGCTTAGTGGGCAAGAGGTCAGGACTATACCCTTTCATGGAAAATATAGCTCAACAGGGTCTATGCTTACAACAGAGGCTCAATTCGATATTCCGGGAATGACTATATCTGGAGAAGATAACCAGACTCTACTTCTTCCAGAAAGCGGTCCTTACAGTAATTTAACGTGGATTGAACCCGGTCAGAAGATTAGAGAGCTGTTTATAGGTGAGAGTCAGGCGGACATTCAGCAGTTTGGCACTCCTTATGGATATGGTGCGCCATATGGCGTGGATATTCAAAGAGAATGGCAGCAAAGGACGACTACGAGCGATCCTGCGGATCTTGAAGCTTTGCAAAGAGGTGAGGGTGGGATGCTGGACGTTCCACCACTCGGCACTCGAGAGAGGGAGCTGCATGAGACCTTTCTAAGAGGAAGGGAAATATCTAAGGCTGGTGGCGGAAAGTTAGATGTAAAGCCGTATAAATACACCCGTCCCTCGATTGAGGAATTTCGCAGGGGTGCTCCTATAGTACCAATGACGCAGATGACATCATGGGGAACGAGGAATCTTTTAGAGGGGATTCGTTTCGCCCTAGAGAACAACTACGACTATATTGTGTGGCCAACCGGAGAAGAGATGGCCCGGAAGTGGGAGGGAACTGGCGAGCATGGTACAGCAGAAACTTTTAAACGACTGTACAATGGAGTAATGGAGAAAAATACGGTTCGTAACCTATTGGGGATAAAAATAAAGAAGTATCCCCACCCGAACAGAAATAACAAGGAAATGTGGTTCCTCCCAGTGGGAGACCCGGAAATTAAAGCGAAGCTTTTGAAATTCTTTGAGGAGGAGTGGATGCCAACATTTTCCCAGATAAAACAACAGAGACAACCAGAGTATGCCTAAAGTAACAGAAGAAGAACTTGTAGGACGAATACAGTCTGAGATTACTGACTCTCTAGGCTATGGAGACGAGCTATCTAAGCAACGCGAGACAGCTATGGAGTACTACTATGGACTCCCCTTTGGTAATGAAGTTGATGGCAGATCTCAGTTTGTGGATTCCACAGTTCAGGATACGATAGAATGGATTAAACCCTCTCTAATGAGAGTGTTTGCCTCTGGCGATGACATGGTTAAGTTTAACCCTGTCGGACCAGAAGATGTTGAGATGGCAAAACAAGCCACAGATTATGTAAACTACGTATTCACCAAGTTAAACAACGGCTGGGAGATACTTTATAATTGGTTTACAGACGCACTCCTGAGTAAGAACGGAATCGTCAAAGTATGGTGGAATGAGGAAGAGGTTTGGAACCGCGAGGAGTATAAAGGGCTTACCGAGATAGAACTGGATGCCCTGATAAACGAAGAGGACGTTGAGGTCATTGCTCATTCTCCTTACATCTCATCCGACGCTGACGAGATGACTGGGGAATATACCAGCACAACCTACCATGATATTGTAATAAAACGACTTAATTCAAAAGGTTCAATTAAGGTTGAAAATGTTCCCCCCTCTGAGTTTCTAATTAACCGGGAAGCCAAAACCATACAGGACGCTCGTTTTGTCTGCCATAGGGTGAGGAAGACGCTCTCAGAACTGAGGGAAATGGGCTATGACCCAGACCCTGATGAATT